GCAACGTCATTTCTCGTTCAAGCAACTCCTTTTTCAGTAATAGCTTGTTGAACTCTTTACTAAATGGGTTGTTGAGCTCTTCTGGACGGATGCGTTTACGACCATCTTCCAGGTCTTTTTTCATCTGTGCTATTCGATCTCTCGAACTAGGCGGTGGACCACCTGCTGCGACAGCCGCGCCTTTTGCACGGGGTTTGATCACTCTTTTCAATTTAGGCTCATTCAATGGTTCTGGATTCGGTGGCATTGCTGCCAAAGCAGCGGATGCAACTGATGCTACTGTTAGCTCCATCGGTCTATTTTCTTCATCTTCATTTACTACGATACCCTGATTTTCCATGAATGTTATGTTTGAATCTACTTGTATTGAATCAGTTATCCTTTATATAACTATACGAAATAAAAAGGATATATTTCAAAATATTCTATAGCGGGACAATATGTTATTGATTTTACGAACAATACCAATCTTTTCTAAATTATAAGGTCTTATTGATCGAATGCATTCGTCAAATGACATCCATTTCATGAGACCAACTTCCATAATGTCGTGTGCTTTTTTCGGTTTCTTATCTAAATCCACCATTGCAAGGAAATATTTCTGTTTATAACATTTCATATCTGATCCCATGAATATCTCTTCAAATGGTGCGATGTTTTGAATTACATTATCGGCAGTAATATCGTATCCGGTCTCTTCCAGACATTCTCTCAATGCACATGGCAGGTCTTTTTCATTGTAGTTACGACGCCCTTTTGGAAATCCCCATTCCGTTTCCGTCCAATGTGTCGTTGAATCATCGATGAACTGTTGTAGCGTTTTAACACGCCCGTCTTTTGTTCGGATCCCCCCGAGAACTTGACGGTATTTTTCAAAAGAGACATGCTCTTCATTTTTATATTGACTACCGCGTGTATATTCTCCCCATAACAAACGCCATAACTGTTCAAATGTAAGACGCATCAAATTCGCTTTTTCAGACATCGTCATTTCATCGATGATACGTTGAATATAGGCTTCATCATTCAAAGAATATTTGCCACGTACAAAATCCACAAATCCAAACGAATCACGACGACGGATCATAAGGAATTCTGGACCAGTTTCGCCGCATCGAAACGCAATGACTCCGATACTTGTGATGGGTGCACGACAATTATTATAAACGTGATTGGTTCGATTGCAATTATTACAGAAATACTTGCTTGATTCGGTTGTGGTGGTGGTGGGTTCGGATGTAGTGGCGCCACTACCGGCGCTACCTTGTTTGTTTTGACGTAACTGTATGATTTCAGAATAAGATAAAGCAGATTTAGGATTGTTCACCTTTTTCGTAATGGAATCTGGAGTTAAATTTGAGGCACTTGAATCCACTTGTATTTGAATTTCATTATCCATTTCGCTTATCGTAGTTCTGTTATTGTTTTTATGTCATTTCATAATAAGCAGTAAACGATGATAAAACTAGATGCGAAAATATGGGGTCCGCATTTTTGGTTTGTTTTAATGACAGCAGCAGTAAATTATCCAGATCATGTTAACGATGTTGTTCGAAAAAAGTACTACGACTTCATTCAGAATTTCTCCATGCTACTTCCTGATCCTGAGATGTCAGCTGAGTTTGACCGAATGATTAGTAAGTATCCGGTTCGCCCCTATTCATAACCGGTACAATGTAATCCTCGCGAAAGATGAGATCTCTTTACACGAGGCTCTTGAGAAATATTATCTTCATTATCGCCCCAAACCTGTTCAAATCATGGAAGAGTTGAAGTATCGAGAAAAACTGGTATACTTAATGATGCTTGTAGGATTGGGATATGCCGCTTACTATTATCATAACCGGTAATGAAATAATCGTTACATTATATAACATCCTCACGCGTAAATCGTTTACATGATTAAAACAGAATACATTGTCTTTATTATTACGCTTATTCTTATTGCAAATACATATTACGATGGCCAGCTTATCAAGTTCTTTCAAACCAATCAGAAATGGGTGAAAATGGCGACACTTGGATTTGCAGGTCTATCTTTTTTTTTGTTTCTACGCCGTAATCCAGAAAACTCTAGGGAGTTGCTTCATCATGCCAACGATTTCATTAAATACATGCCAATTAGTAAAGATACAGCAGATATGATAACGCCATTTTTTGATATGACAAGGGGTCAGGCGCCAAATCCGATAAATGGTGCTGTAATGGGAGGTGCTATGGGTGGCGCAATGATGAGCGCAGCAGGAATGAATGCAGCACCGGCACCATCAATGGTGGGAGGTGCCGCAGGTATGAGTGCTGCTGAAAAACGTGTATTAAATTCTGGAAAGGGTTCTAGTAAACGTAGTGTTAGTGAAACAAAGAAGAAATATGTTGCTGCACAACAAGGATGGAAATGTGGAGATTGTCAACGTCAATTACCCGCTTGGTTTGAGGTGGATCATGTGATAGCTTTAGAACATGGTGGATCGAACCATGTAGATAATTTAGTCGCGTTATGTCGTGATTGCCATGGAAAAAAGACAGCAATGTCATTTTTATAAATAAGAATTTGATTTTTCATAATAACCGATCAGCGTAAGGTTAGTAGCATTATTATATCTTATAATTATAACTGGGTATAGTTGTTATCATTATAAATGGATGGTTCATCTTCATCCGTATCAAAGTTAATCGATGTATTGCCATTAATTATTATTTCAGTAATTGTATTAGTTGGATTTTTCACATGGGAAATATTCACAAAGCATCTGGAAGTGTTTATACTATTAATAACTAGCATTCTATTTGCAATATGGTTATACTCAGGTGATATCTACTCGTATATTGGCTGGAGAGATGCGAGTGAAAAAGGAGACCAGTTTTTTCCTGCACCAGAGGGCGGCCCGCCAGAAATAGATACAGTTTATGTGGCAATGATCGTTGGAGGGGTTGTATTATTATTGGGTCTTGGATTAACCATCGCTATAACTAGTTATCAAATTGGTAGTAAAATTGGTAGTGCATCGCAGCACGATAACGTATTGAGTTATATTGGCTACGGGTTTCTCGGGTTTGGTGGTATTACAATCATATCTCTTTTGTGGAAAGCGTTTCAAGGTGAAAGCGGATCAAGTGATAGTACAAACACCAGTATTATTGGATCAACTGCATTCAAAATGATCAGTGGCGCCATTTTATCGATTGTAGGTATTTATTTGATTGTACGATTTTCCGCAATAGGTGCTAGTATTGGTCTTAAATCAGTCGCGAAAGACGAAGTGAATGATTCATCTGCAGAAGCAAATGCTCTATCCATCGCAAAAACAGTTTTAAATTCAGGTTTAATCATGCAAGTATGCGCATTACTCATTAGTGTATACATAATGTATCGCTATCGATGGTTTCATCCCGATCCAAAGGATAGCACAAGTCCAATTCTTGCAATGATTGGTAGATTCGCACCATTCGTATTTCTTCTTGCAGCAGGAATCATTTTCATTGCTGTTCAACAAGGATGGATTAAATCAGATGATGGTATCGGAGCTGGCGATGATAAAAATAACATGTACGCAGCACATGGAATCGTATATATGGTTCTTGCTGGTATTACTCTAATCATTGCATTAGGTAAAATAAGTACATTCAATGTATTTAAAGGACTTGGGTGGTTATCTGCGTTAGGATTCATTGGTGTCATCATTTGGAATTTTATTTCACTGAACCAGAAATCGAATTTTGATTTGACTGAAGATGATGCAGCAAATGGAAATGCATATTATCAACAAGTAAGAGATGAAGTAGTGAAAGAATTAAAGAAGTCAGGTAAACCTGAGGACATAACAGAAGACAATATTAAAGTTAAAATGCAAGAGCGTATGGATGGACTGAATACTTCAAACGATAAAGCGATTAAAACTGTGAATAATACCTTATTGAGTATTGCATTGGTAATTACAATAGCAATCGGATTATTCTATGCTGCAAAAATGAAGATAGTGGAATGCATGAAACTACCTGCAAATGCGAAAAATATATTCATGGGGAATTGTGAAGAAGATTTAGATTTCAAAGATAACGATGTCTTGAAGGGTATATTGAAAGGAGACCCCGCAAACATTGAAAAAATGAATAGTGATGACTGGGGTAAAATATTAGAAACATTTGATGATAATACACCGTTGAATGATTTCAGTGTAATAGCG